AATGATGGCTTCACTGGTAATAAAAGACTTCACGTAACATACGAGGAGATCGTAAATGTTAAGTAAAGAAAAATTGGAGTTGCTTAAAAAACTTCAACACAAAGAGCATGCTTGGTCAGCTAGTCTTATGACAAATGGAATATGTACTACTGATATGCTAAAGACTGAGAGTGAAATTAAATCTCTTAGAAATGAGTTAAAGCACCAAGATGTTCAAGAACTCTTAGCTGCAACAGGCTAAGTTTTATTTGGTTTTAAAAAACTAAACTTTTTTCCTAGGGATTCTTTCGGCTTAATAAACTCATAGTGGTTTATAATTTTTAATAGTCTTTCTCTTTTTACAGTAGCGTACGGTAAAAATAATTTTGCAAGGTATAATGCTTTTTGATGTGAGCATCTCCATCTCCACTGATCTACTTTACCTAATGATCCTTTACCAATACCTTTGAAATGAATACTTCCAACTTTAACAATATCATAAAAATTTTTAATGCAATCTAAATCTGTCATTGCAACTTCCATTGCAACATTCCATTTTAAATAAGTCTTACCGTTTGGTTTATTACATTTATATTGAGCATAATTAATGTTACCTTCACCATCAAACAATCCTGCTGCATAAGCTATTAAGTCCTTGTTATCATGAGGAAAATTTCTATTTAGCATCTCCCCAACTCTTTCCAAGTCCGACATCAACTACTGAAGGAACTTTAAAATCAATTGATTTTTCCATAATAGATTTTATTTTATCTGCATGAGCATCGTCTTTGATATTAAAACAAAGTTCATCATGTATCTGAAGCATAGGTAAATGTCCTGCATTGTAACAATCTAACATTGATTGTTTTGTTTGATCAGCTGAGGATCCTTGAATTAATCTATTCAAAGCTTTGTAAGTAAAGGCTCTTTTAATATTATTTCTACCATACTTAGCAACTGCGTCTTCAAACTTTTCTGCTTGATGAAGTCCAAAGTCTCTAGTCTCCCATTTATCAAATCTACACTTCCTGCCTTTTTTAGTTCTGATCACACCCTTCTCATCTGCTGCTAACTTACATCTGTCAGAAAGTTTTCTAATAAAAGGAACCTTCTTATTATATTTTACAATCAATTCATCTGCTTCATCTTTAGTAACCCCTAAAGACAATGCTAATTTATTCTTACCCATTCCATACATGATACCAAGACCAATTGTTTTAGCTTGAGTTCTTTCAATACCTACAAGATCTGCAACCGTTTGATGAAAGTCTGCATCATCATTCTTATAGGCCTCTACTAATTCTTGTGCCCCCTCATAACCATTGTCTCCAATAGATGCTGCATAGTGAACCGTCATTCGTGGTTCTTGTTGCGAGTAGTCAAATGAGCCCCATTGATAGCCTTCTTCCGGTATAAATAGAGACCTTATCTTAGGTCCTAGTTCCTTGTTTCTGGCTGGCACTTGTTGTAAATTAGGGTTACTCATTGATAATCTTCCAGATACTGTACCACCTAAATCAGATCTAAGTTGTTGTATCTCTCCATGGATTCTACCTTTAACCTGGTACCTTAGGATAGAAGATAAAAATGTGCTATGAAATTTATTGATCTCTCTTGCACTCACAATAAGTTGTGCTATTTTGTTCTTATTATTTATCAACCAATTTTGTGTAAAGGAAGGTTCGTTTGTTTTTTCAGTTCTTGGATAATCTAACTTCATTTTGTCGAAAGCTTTGGCAATATGGCGTGGTGCCCAAATGTCTACTTCTGTTCCTGATTCTTTTTGTATGGCCTCCAGTAATTCTTTTTCTTGGGTCATCATTTCTTTTTTTAATTTTTCAGCTGATTCCACTTGGACTCTCACACCTCGTTGACGCATTTTTATCAACACCGGAATTAGTTGCTGCTCAAGATCCCAAACTGTTTCTAGACTTTGTGTTCTTATCTCTTGTTTAAATCTCTGCCATAACTTTAATGTAAGCACTGCATCTTGTTCTGCATAGTAACCAACATGTTCTGCAGGTAACTTCCACATCTCTGCTTTAGGATCTATACCATGTGCTGCGGCTGCTTCTCTTAATTCTGTTTCTGCTTTTATCTCACCTAGATAATCTACTGACAAACTATTTAAATTATATTGAAATCTATTTTCATCTATTAATGCTGCTGCTATCATTGTATCTATGATTGGTCCGTTGACCGTGACCCCTGATGCTTCTAACCAACCTACATCGTACTGAGCATTATGAAATACTTTAGCACAAGGAAGTGCACATACATCCTTCATATATTTTTTTACTTGTTCAGGTATCATGTTACCACCACCTAAATGACCAAACGGAAAGTATCCTTGCCATCCATCAACGGCTACTGCAAAACCTACAATCTCTCCTTTACCTAAAGCCCAACCAGCTCCAAGCTTTTCATTAATACCATCATCTCTAGTTTCTAAGTCAATTGCTATCTCCGTTGCACCAGATAGATCTTTATATTCTGATGGCGTGTTCCACATTGATTTCTTAAATGTTAGGGTAAGTTGTAGTCCGTTCATATAATTTACTTTTGTTTTGTTTTAATGATCTTAAAAATTTAAGTTCTTTATTTCGTTTATCTAAAATAGCTTCATTCAAATTGTTCTGATAAATACCTGCATCTACTAAAATACTATCTTTACTTGCATTGTGGATTACAGACTTAGGTAACCATATACAATAACCATTCTCTAATTTTATACGAATAGCTTTTCTAGTTTGTGTTACTAACACATAGTTTCTAATTGCTCTCATTTACAAATCTTTTATGTACCTTCTTAATAAATTGTTTAACAGCACAGGGACCACAATAATAAATTTTATTCTCTATTATGACTGCATCCTTATCACACTTACTACACTTTATTTTTTTTTTCATCTTTCAAATGTTGTTTCTCTAATTCACAGTAATGAATAATCTTATCTATATCTTCTATTGTTTTACCTTTGAATAAGTATCTGCATACATATTTAATTACATTTGCTTGAAAAGGATTAAGACCATTCTTTCTTATAAAAGTCCATGGTTGAATAATAAACGATTGGTAGTGAGATCCTCCAATTTGTTTTTCATCAGCATCTTTAGCTTCATCAAAAATTCCGTTATTTGTCATTTTTCTCCTGGACATAAATTAAATAGTCTGACCCAATTGGGTAGTTAAACTTATAGTCTGTTCTTAATAAATGTAAAGTTTTTCTTGCTCTTGTTGCACCGGTGTACCAAACCTTACGTTCATCACTTTTTTCTTGTTTGTTTTTATTTGCATAGTCAGATGGATAATTACCTTTACTATAAAGTACAACATGATTTGCTTCACCACCTTTAACACTATGTATTGTATCTATTGTTATTAATGGATCCTTATCTAATTCTTTTTGTCCATATCTTCTTAATAATCTTATAAAGTGTCTTACTTGTCTTGGTTTAAAATTTCTTCTTAATATCCAATACCAAGGTTTATTTTTTTGTGTGTCTTCTAATGTTAGACCACACCATTCTTTTAAAGTTTGAAAGTCATATTCTCTTAGGTCTGGTTCGTTCCTCCAAAATTTATCCAATCTAAATGCAGGGTCATCAAGTTCTCTTATATACTTAACCATATTACGTGCTGCTCTCTTATCTATTTTTTTATTCATACTAATAGTTGTCCAAGCTTTAATAGCTTCCCATTGTTTCTGATCAAAACATTTAGTACCTTTGTTATCTTTGTAATATAACCCTGCGTCCTTAGCTAACATTCTAAGTTCATTTACAGTTTCATTAATACGACCTAAGATGTACCAATCTTCTTTTAATGATTCAAAAGGTATTTCTTTAAATGATAAATAACTTTTAACAGATCCTTTAGATTCTCCTGGCTGATATTCTTTCTCCTCACTATCTCTTATCCCTCTTCTTATTACTTGAGAGAACCTGTGTATTGCTTCTCCAAATCTTTGAGTCTTTCTTAGTTTTACTTTTCTACCTGGAAAGAACTTAGTAAAATATTTTGGATCAGCTCCATTCCATTTGTATATGGCTTGATCATCATCTCCTGCAAGATATATCCTATCTACTTTAGGTGTCATCTTATATAACACTGACCATTGTAACGGGGTGCAGTCCTGTGCTTCATCTAATATTAAAACTTTTAATGGTGGGAAGTCTACTTCTGTTATTGCTCTTTGAATCATATCATCAAAGTCTATGAATGATCTCTCTCCTCCACCTGTCTTATAATGTTCATAAGTATCTATCTTTCTTTTAAATACTGTAAGTGAATCTCTTTTATAACTCTCCATCTTGTATGCTTCTTCTGGATCAATTAATAAATTCCTAGCTTTACTATAAACTCCTAATGACCAATCCTTATACATAAAGTTATCATCTGCTAATCTCTTGTCTGAAGATTTAATTACCTTAGTCTGTAATGCAAAATCAATTGTACAATCTTTAGGATCAAATACTTCTTCTGGAAAATATCTCCTACAATAAGTATGTAGTGTTTTAAATCTTGAGAAGTCTTCAGTAGAATAATTTGGAAAAGACTCCATGGCTCTTCTCACTGCAGTATTAACAGCTTTGTTAGTAAAAGATAAATAAGCAATATCATTTGGCTTAATACCTTTTCTTAAATAACTTTTAAGAACCTTTTCAATCAGTGTGTATGTTTTACCTGTACCTGGAGGACCAAAGATCTTTACTGTTTTATGGTAAAGATCTTTAAGTATTTTAAGTTCTAAACTTTCCTGTGTGGAATTCGTCATCCATCTCCGATACAGTTTTTGTTGTTTCTTTTTTTTCTGCTACTTTGTAATCAACAAACTTAGGCATCATAACTGACCATACATTCTTAACACCTTCATGATAATCATGTCTATCACAACTAAGTAGGTTCAATGCTTCACTAGCACTTTTAAATGTTTTATCATTACCTAAAAACTTTTCAAAAGTAATCTTCTTGAAATAACAAATGTTTGTTGTTGAGTCTAGTATAACATAATTATCTTTAAGTTTTTCAAAGTCATCTTCTTCAATATGACTCTCAAAGAATTTTTTAAGAAAATTATATTTCTCTTCACCAAGTGTATCCTCAAATTTCATCTTCTCATTCTCTACTGCTTTTCTAACTAATGTAGCCATAAGCATTTCAAATGGAGATGGTCCCGACTTAGGTTTAGGTAGTGTCATCCAATAGATTCCATATCTAAGTAATTTAACTCTAAAAGATTTCTCATCTTTCATATCTTCTGGATTAATTATTATTTTCTCATCTTGAAACTTAAAAGTATATTCAATTGATTTAGTGGATCTAATAAACTCTACATCTTCAAAGTCATCAATCATATCTGGTACTTGTGAACCAATACCAAGCTTTCTTAACTTACATAGATCTTTATTACATAGTGGTGCAATTGCATTTGTCTTAGGTGGGCACTTATAAGCATAATCTTTTTTAGATATAGACTTAGCAAGTGTCTCTACTTCTTTAGGATCAAGTGGTGTTGTAAATATTTCATAATTCCTTTTCTGTAAAATATTTTGTATCTCATTTATATTTAAGCTGCCATCGGCTTTCTTCATCTCAAGAACACCAACATTAAATAACAACTCATTACGATGATTGCCTTCCCATTTTTCTGAAATCATTTTCTGAACACAAGGAGGATAGTGTTTCCACTCACTCTCTGGTTCATACTCTTTAACTTTAATATTATTTAACTGTTCTAAAGTCACAGTCTTTTTAGCTATCATTTCTAAAAAATTACTTATCATTACTGGTGT